CGTGTGTCTCGGAATCACGAGAATTTCTAGTGTTTGTCACTTGCTCATTATCGTTCATTTTGCCTCCCTTGCATCGATTTTTTGCTTTTCCTTTGCAACTGATTTAAGCCATGCCTCCTCAGACATATTGTGTGGCTTAAGTCCACGAAGGCGGTCAACTTCCGATTTTGAGAAAGTAACACCGTTCTTCTTACTGCCCTGTGTTTTTTGTCGACCTCCAACGGAGGCTGAGGCAACCCTTTGCACAGCGGGTTCACTCACATTCGCATCGACATTCCCTTTTAAGTTGGGATAAACTTGTTCAATTCTATTGTTTAACTCTTCGTAATACTCACTAGAATCAGCCTCATAGCCTTCATCTATTAACATATTATGTTGAAAGTAAGCATACTTAGTAGCACGCATGTTGTTTTCATCAGATTGGTCACCATACCAACTATTCTTCGCATACCAATCTAAAGCCTCTTTTGTTGGTTGTACATTTTGTGGCTCTTGTTGTTGATAATTTTGTTGATATTGTTGCACTTGTTGTGGTTGCTCGGCTCTTTGTTTTGCAACTCGCAACTTTTCTTTTTCGATTACAAGCTCACTTTTGAGTGTGTCTGCTTTACTGATTAGTTCTGCATCGTTACTAGCAAGAGCTTTTTTATAAAGCTCCTCTGCTTGTGTTTGTTTTGCATCTAAAGCCTCTTCTTGTTTAGCCAGTAAATTAGATTGGCTCTCTACAGCAACATTACGCAGGTTAAGATTTTCTTGGTCTTTTTCAGCAAGCCTTGCTTTTAGTAAAGCATTTTCTTCTTGTGTTTTTCTGTTTCTTTCGTTGAGTTTATTTATTCTCTTAGAAACATTTTTGGTATAATTTTCTAATTCATCCTCTTTTGTCTCAACGGACTCAGGGGCATCACTTGGTTCAGAATCAACTACCTCGACCTCTACTTCGTTTTCGTTATCTTGTACTTTCTTTTCTTCTTCACTCATTTATACACTCACTATGTCATCAGGATTTAATATAGTGGCAATAACTTCGTCATCGTTGATGATACGAACTTCTGCACCATCATCGAGTTTGAACCTAGAACCGCTATACCGTCCTATCAAAACCCATTGTTTCTCTTGACACCAAGGCTTGTCGCCAAACCTCTTAGTATCATTAAAACACAAAGGTCCCATTTTTACCACATAGGCCACTACTGTAGCCAATGCCTCTCTGTTTATTGTCTCTTTTGCTAAGACTATACCACCTTTCGATGTTTTTTTACCTGCATAAGGTAAAACCAACATTCGCCATCCTGTAGGCTGTGGCATCCTGTCGAGCACTGAGCCATCTAATTTTTCAGGGTCTAGCACTCGCTCCTCAGGACTTACATAAGCATCGTCCAATTTTTTTTCGTCACTCATTATTGTCACTTTTTTTCAGCATGTCTCCTATGCCATTTGTAATATAGTATAAAGCAGAAAGTTCACCTTGCAAATATTTGTAATGTTCCATATCTTTGAGGCCACCACTCATCAAAGTTTCTTGGATTTGTTCCTCTCTGTCCTCTAAAAGTTTTTTTAACTTATCGAGAAAATCTATGTCATTCATTTAGATTTTTTTACTTTTACTTTTTTGCTTACTTGTTTAACTTTTTTCTTAACAGATTTTACTTTTGGTTTTACATCCTCTACTGGTAAACCTTTAGCTATTCTGTCTAATTTTTTTGCTATTCTTTCTTCGTTAGCAACTCTTTTCTTTTCTTCGAGTTCTCGTTGTTCTTTTTGAGCAACTGCCTCAGCCTCACGAAGAAGTTTCTTTTCAGCTTTAAGTTTTTTTTGTGCCTCAAGGCGGTATGATGTAGTCATTTTAACTCCTAAATTTTTGTTCCAATTCTAATAATTTTAAATCGGCATTTTGTTTAAGTCTATCCATAGACACACCAAGTTTATCATCAGCTATCGCTTTTTGTATATCCAATCTTTGTAACTGTAGTTGACTGTCTATTTGTTTCTCTTGTGCCCTTTGATTTTGTCTTGCAACAAATTGTTCTGCCTCTTGGTCAAGTTCTTTGTCTCGCAACTGTAATTCAGCTTTTCTTATCTCTACTAATGGGTCAGCATCCCCACCCATACCAATAGATTGTAGGAATTGTGCTGTTAAGGCAGCTAATATTGGCGAACTGAATTGGTCTAATATCATTTGTATTTCTTGGATAATCATTTGTGCCTCTTGTGGAGAAACCATCTGAATCTGTTGTTGTACGGCTTGTATTCTTTCCATCACCTCAGGTGGCATTTGTTGTTGTGCTACCTGCACAGATAAAAACTGTAGATGTTGCATACAATGACTAACTATAAGTGCCTGTATTTGTGGATTCTGCATCACAACTGGAGTTAGAAACAAACCACTATGTGCTTGTAAATGTGCCTCATGGTTCTGTCCCTCGAAGGCTTGAGCTGGTTGTCCCATCAAAAAACCTGAATTTTCTAGTCCAGCATCGATTGGTTTAGGTGTCATATCAGGCGGTGGTTGTATTAAGGCATCGACATTATCGACACCTAACGCACCATACATTCTTCTATATGCCTCATATATGCCCAAAGGCCCATGTATCTGCGGGTTAGATTGCACCATTTGTAGTAACTCTTGTGCGAGAGTCACTCTTTGACTTTGTGAAAATATATTTGGGTCAGACACAGGAATAATATCTACTTTGTCATCGAAATCTTGTTGCTTTATTTGTTGGTTTCCTGAGCCAACTGCATACTCATATACTGGTGGTAAGAACTCATTAAATACTTTGGCAAGCAAGCCGAACTCTAACTTTTGTGCATAATGTAATCTTTTGTGAATAGCACTCATAACTTTGGTGCCTCTTTCTAGCAAGGCGACAGTTGTGCCAACAGGCATGGCTTGGTTCATATCACCAACATTCATATCAGCAATAGCCGCAAATCTTTTACCTGAGTCTACTAATATACCAAGCAACTGCATAAGCACATTGCTCGGCTCTTTTATGGGTAGAGGTATCAAATTCTCTCTCAATGAACCGCCAGTAGTATCTATATCTCTGAACTCACCCGGCTGTAAAGGGTCATCTTCATCCCTAATACGCATACCTCTTGCCTTGAATCCAGCTGGCAAGTTGGCTAGTGTACCTGCATCAATAAGTTGTCTTAGTATAGAAGTAGATGCTTTAGACAGACCACCAATCATGTGCGATAAACCTAGACCATAAAAGCCTAAACCCGGTAAAAACTTGTATTGCACAAAATAATTAATTTTGTTTTTCATAGGGTCATTTGAGTCATAGTTTCTACGAATAGACAAGACTCTTCTCGAGTTTTCGTCTATTGTTACGATGTAAGGAAGTTTAAGACCTGAAACCTCACCGTTTGCTTTTTTATCTTCGAAACCCTCTATATCTAGGACAGTATGCACTTCAAAAACATTCCTGTTTCTTTCTTCTTTATAACTAGGCTCAACACCTTGTATTTCATCGATAGCCTCTTCTATATCAGACATTTCAGGGTTGTAGCTTTCACTTTTTATATCGACATCGGCATAAAAACCTGCGAGCTGTTGTTTTTTTATCTCGTTTGTTGACATGCTAATTACATGGGTAATTCTTTCAGCCGAACTAATATCAGTAGCCTCGTAAGGTACTATTAAGTCCTCAGGCGGTACAAATTTAGATACTGCCCTATTTAAGGATTGGTCGTAATATATTTTTTTGAAAGCAGACCCAGCTAAAGGTAAGTAGAATAAAAGTTGGTCTAACTCAGGGTCGTACTCATCCATCACATTCATAATGTAATAGTTCATAAACTCTTGAACTCGCTCTGCTTGGTTTTCTGTCTCTACAGTTCTCGCACCGATTATTTCTGTTTTCACTGGTCCTTTTGCAGGTAACATTTCCTTGTAGCTCTGAGCTTGGAACTGAGTAACGGCCTCTGCCAAAATAGGATGAACAACTCCTGAACTGCCTTCGAAAGGTTGTGACCTAGATTCATCAAATTTCATACCGAGGTATTTTAGACCGTCTGTGTATGTTCTTTCCCACTCACTGCGAGATTCTTTGTCACTTCTTATAGAACTTAGTAAATCGTTAGATATTTTTTGCAATACATCGTCACCAAGTACATCAACCAAGTTCATGTTGAAGTCATCTACTAGTTGAGGTTCTTGGTTTATTTCATCGTCTACTAAAAGTTGTTCTTCATTTACTAGAATCTCTGCTGCCTCTTTTATTTGGTCAGCTCTACTTTGTTCAGGTTGTATCCTAACAGCTGAACCTTGTTTTTTTATGTTCTCGTCATTTTCTGTGCCTAATTGTTTTTCGATAGCCATTAGTGGATTACCCTCGGTCTATGGTCAAAATCTAAATCAAAAATGTCAGTTAATTCACCTGTCACCACATACCCTTGCCCCTCAGCAATAATACGAGCATTTTCCTCGGTATCCGTATGTATGTCAGGCCCAGTATATTCTTGACCGTTGTAAATAAATTTTGTCGCAAAAATTTTCATCTCTCAATAATACACTACTCTGTTTTTTTTCAAAAATCTTACATCTTCCTGATAATCTTCATCAAGTGATACAAAACCACCTTGTCGAAAACGCATAAGTGCCATAGTAGAGCTATCGCAATAATCATCATGGTCACCGTATGGAAAAGCTGCCATTTCTTCTATAACATCATCAGCAAAACTGTGGTCAGGTGCCCATACCATACCCGATTCGAAAATAGGAGCTACACTATTCATTCTAGCAATTTTGTCTTGCCCTCTACTCGGTGCATAAGCAGTTACAGGTATGCCCATCCTTCTAAGTTCTTGTGTTAGAGGTGTACCACTTGCCTTTGCCTCTATTAAAACACAGTCAGGTTTCCAATATCTGTACTCCTCTTGTGCTAACCTTTTCAATTCGGGAAAATCACAACGCACTCTTTTGGCATCTAATAAAATTATTTGGTCTGCGTTTTCATCACCAAGATTGAATATTGCCCATGTGGTAATTGCAGAGTAGTCAGCTGTGTCTTTTTTAGAGAAAGCCGTGTCATAACTTTGTATTACATAACTATACTCAGGAACTTCGTCTTCTTCCCATCTTCGCCACCACTCTCTCTTTACTATAGAACCCTCTTCGGCAGTCGGATTTTGCATCCACTGACTGTTCCATTTACCAATAGGCAAAGATGCCTTTACTCCTAGTAGCTCTTCTTTTTTCCAAAACTCAGGCCAAAGAGGTTCTTCTGACTCAGGCATAATTGCTGGGAACTCAATCAACTCCCATTTGTCTGCATTATCTTCACCTTGTTTTTTTAACAACTTGCCCACCAAATCTTTTGTGCTCCATCTTGTCATTACTATCACGATTGTGCCACCCGGCTGTAGCCTTTGTCTTGGACCTGAGGTGTACCATTCATAACAGGATTCCAATGCCTTCGGTGATAAGGCATCTTGTTCAGATATTGGGTCATCTATTAATAACAAATCAGCACCTCGTCCAGTAATAGCACCACCTGTACCTGCGGCAAAAAACTCACCGTCTTTGTTACTTGTCCACCTACCAGCAGATTTATTATCGGCTTGTAATTTTAAGTCAGGAAAAACCTGTTGATATTCTGCACTGTCTATTATGTTTCTTACTTTTCTACCGAACCTCACAGCCAACTCTGCTGTGTGTGTGGTTTGTATAATCTTCAAGTTTCCATGTCTGCCCATCATCCAAGCTGGTAGATAGGTTGATGCAAATTCTGATTTTGTGTGTCTAGGTGGTAGACAGACAATCAACCTTTTAAGTTTACCTTCACCTATTTTGTTGAATTTGTCTGCAATTATTTTGTGATGTCTACCCTCTATAAAATCAGGCCAAAGATGTTTTACAAAAGAAAGAAAGTCACCTTGACAACTTTCTTGCATGTTTAGTTGGTCATATCTATTTATTAAAGCTAAAGCCTCTGCCTTATCTTGTTCTGACAATATATCGAAGTCTTTGAAAGATAAATCACTCATAAATAAAAACGGGCAAACAAATAGGTAGTGACATAGTATCTGTTCGCCCTAAGCATAAGCCTAGGTTTAGTATATCTCTACTTATATTGTGTGCCAATCAGGGTTACCAATAAATAACATAGCCTCTGCCTCTCTTCTCCTGATTAAACCATCTAACACTTTACCGCCAGCTTTGTTCCACCTTCTTATTTCGCAAGGCACAGCATCGTAATCTTCTGCATTTAATTTTTTAAGCAAAGTGGATTTTTTTAATGATGAGGGACCGAGATTGTATGTCCACGCAACTAAGGCATCGAACTGGTGTTGCATCAAGGGTACTTTGACTAAATCATTAACATAGTTCTCAAACTCTTGTATATCACCATCGAATCTTTCATCTGCGTATGCTTGTGACCAAACATCGCCCTCTTTCACATCTTTAGTTGAACCCCAACCACATGTCCAAACACCTCCCGAGCATTTGTAACTTTCTAACTTACAGCCTTCGAACTTTTTAATTAAGGATTTACCCTCTCCTGAAATATTCATTAATAGTCTCCCCAAATTTTTACCTTTTTGCCACCGTAATATTCTACAGCATGTCCTTCTTTAATAAGTATTTTACAAATATCTTTGCCATCTTCTGTGTAAGGGATACCCAAGATACGACCATATTTACCTTTACCGAAAGACCTAACTTTTATTTTACCTTGACATAATTCTTCGAGTCGAGCCTTTGCCGCTAAGCCAAGTTTCTTCTCTGCTAAGTCTCTTGTTCTCGATTCAGGAGTATCTATACCTTGTAGTCTTACTCTTTGTTTGTGTAATTTGACATCGAATCCTAAATCCAAACAACAGTCAAAAGTGTCGCCATCTACGATTCGTTCTAGTGTGGCATTGTAAATATATGCCTCAGGATTGTCACTCATTTTTTGGTTCAGTAGTTACTTCACGGTAGTAAACCACTACATCTTTAAGCTCAGTAATATATCTTTTGAGCTCCTGCATATTGTAAGCCATAAGTTCATAATCAGGAATAGTCATAGCTAAGAACACCAATTCACCCTCTTGCTCCTCTATAATCGCAAACTGTTCCTCATAATTTTCAGGTGTGATTGTGAACCATTTAACAGATTTCAAATCAATCTCTCTTGGCATGACAGGTTGAACTATAGTTCTGTCAACAGGTTTAGATTGTATTTGTATATCTCTAGTTGGAAGGAGACTGCAACTGCAAGCCATCATCAAGACCATCAACAGTGCCACTGAGTTTTTCAATGTCTTCCATAATGTGTTTAGTTCCATTATTTATCTTCCTTTGCATCTCTGCTGGATTTTCTAAAATCTTAGCAGTAAGTTTATAATTTTGTATGAACTCTGTATAGCGATTTAATTCTCTTTGTGCTGCTTGGCTTTTTTCTGTCATTTCTATTAAAGATTGTGCCTGTTTTGCAAAATCTTTTCGCAAAGTTTCTATTGTCTCTTGTTGAGTTGCTACTGCATTTTCTAGTTTGACATTATTATCTTGCAGAACCTCGTTT